GCAATCTGGCGCGCTCTTTTCCCGACGATCACGCGCGGTTATAAGATCCGCATCGTCTCGACTCCCTTCGGAAAGAAAAACAAATTCTATGAGCTCTGCACCGAGGACAACGATTACTCGAAGCATATCGTTCCGATCACGAAAGCCATTGAGGAAGGGCTGGTTCTGAAAGATGAAGCAGGCAATTCCACGACTGCCCAGGCCTTGAAAAAAGCCTTCGGCGATGATGAAGGATGGGCGCAGGAATATGATGTTGAATTCATTGATGAGGCCACCGCCTTCCTAACCTACGAGCTGATCGCCACGGTCGAAAGTGATGAAGCGGATCTCTCGCCTGCCTGGGTCAGCGACCTCGTAAAAGAAGCTGAAGAAGCGCATAAGCATTATCTCCGCACAAAAGAAGAAAGGTCTGTAGGGGCAATTCATGAATTGCCCTTGCCCGAATTCGACGGCGATCTCTATCTCGGCTTCGATGTCGGTCGGAAAAGAGATCTCTCGGTGATCTGGCTCGATGAATACAAAAACAATATCGCATGGAGCCGCGCGGTAATCTCTCTCGTAAAGACTCCTTTCTTCATCCAGAAAAGAATCATTTTCGGTCTTCTCTCGCATCCGAAACTAAGAAGGGCCTGTATCGACCAGTCGGGTCTCGGAATGCAGCTCGCAGAGCAGGCCATTGAGCATTTCGGAGAATATAAAATCGAGGGGGTTGACTTCACATCGGCCAACAAAGAGGCGCTGGCCACAGGGCTCAAAAAGAATTTTGAGGATCTTCAATCGAGGATCCCGATCAGCCAGGCAATCAGAAATTCTCTTCACAGCGTGAAGAAATACGAGACCACGACCGGTCATTTCAGATTCGATGCGGACCGCACGGAAGAAACCGGACACGCCGATCACTTCTGGGCAAAGGCGTTGGCCACCCAGGCGGAGAGCCATCCGGCCTCGGTGATCGAATTCAAATCCGCAGGCAAACGGGTCGCCTCAGAGATGGGAGATTATCTGCCTGCAGGCGAGGCGGTTAATTATTAAACGTAGGGGCGGGTTTTACGCCCGCCCTATTGACACGGAGACACGGTGACGCGGAGAAAGTTCCAGGAAAAGAAAAAACCGATAGTCGAGCAGATAGCGACGGCGCAGAATGACATCACGCGGAACTATCTCGGAAAGATTCTTCTGAATCCCGACAAGGTTCTTTCCGCCGAAGCCAGAGCAAAAGGCATCGAGATTTACGAAGACATGCTCTACGAGGCTCGGGTCTTCTCCGAGATGCAAAAGCGAAAGCTCGCGGTCATCGGAAAAGAATGGGAAATCGTCCCGGCCTCGGATAGTCCCCAGGATCAGAAGATCGCCGATTTCGTGGAGGAGGTTTTTAAAAAGTTTTCTTACGATACATCCCGGCAGGCACTTCTTTCAGGCATCGTCACCGGATTCAAGCCCGGAGAAATTATGTGGGACTACTCCGAGGGAGACATCTGGATAAAAGAGATCAAAGGAATCTCTCCGAGAAGATTCGCCTTTGATCTGGAGAATAATATTCGCCTCCTAACCTGGTCAAACATGATCGAGGGCGAACCGGTGCCCGAACGGAAATTCATCGTCTTCACGAATCCCTCCGACAATAGCAGCCCCTATGGCGATGGCCTTGGACGCCCGCTCTACTGGCCGATCTGGTTTAAGAAAAACGGCGTCAAATTCTGGGCGGTATTTCTCGATAAATTCGGTCAGCCTACTCCCTGGGGCAAATATCCCCCCGCGACTGAGAAGGCGAAGCAGGATGACCTTCTCGATGCCCTCAAGGCCATGCAGACAGATCAGGCTATCATCACGCCCGATAACATGAGCGTCGAGCTTCTGGAAGCAGCCCGAGCGAGCTCGGTTGATTCATATGATAAATGGGAGACCTTTTGGAACGATGCCATCACCTTCATCATCCTCGGCCAGACCGCAACGACCGAGGGTACCCCCGGGAAGCTTGGAGAGGAAACGGCCCGCTCGGACATCCGGAAAGAGATCGTCAAGGCCGACGCCGATCTTCTCTGCGAGTGCCAGAATACATTTTTAATCCCCTGGCTCGTGGACTATAATTTTCCCGGCGTGACGGTATATCCAAAAGTCTGGATCCGCACCGACCCTGAGGAAGACCTCAAGCCCCTCGCCGATCGTGACCTCATACTGATCCGCGATCTCAAGCTCCCGACGCCGTTAAGTTATCTCTATGACACCTACGGGATCCCCCAGCCGGAGGAGGGAGAGGAATTAGTATCACCACCATCTCCTGCTCCATCATTGCCCTTTGGGTATTCGGAAAGTAGTAGGCAGAAGGCAGTAGGCAGTAAGCAGAAAAATGTAGCGTCCCGATTTAATCGGGACGGATCTGATCCTGGCCAACGAAAGATCGACGAACTAATCCCCAAGATTCTCAAAGACGGCGGCATATCCGAATTCCGGGATTCTCTTGAGGCAATCATCAACCAGGCGTCGAGCCTTGAGGATCTTCGGACGAGGATTCTCGACAGGTTTAAGGACGTGGAAATCACGAAAATGAAAGAAATCTTGAGTAGGGCGATCCTGATCGCAAATTTAACCGGGAGGGTATCGATTGGATGAAGCCGAATTTATCTTAAGCGCTGACCCCTTCGAAGAAGCACTTAATTTCTTCAAAGGAAAAATCCCGATGACTGAGGCGCAGTTTTATAAACTCACCGAGGAGGCTAAAATCCGCGCCTTTACCATAGGAAATATGGCGAGCCTCGATGCATTAAAAGAAATCCAGGACTCGCTCATCAAAGCCATCGAAACAGGCCAGGGCCTGGCCGACTGGAAGAAATCGATGGCCGATGTCCTTTCGCAGTGGGACATTTCTGGATGGAGGGCCGAGACGATTTACAGGACGAATCTCCAGACTGCCTATCAGATCGGTCGTTATGAACAGATGACAGATCCGAATATCTTACAAATGCGTCCATACTGGCAGTACGTAGCCGTGATGGATGCTCATACGAGGCCGACTCATGCGGCCATGAACGGGAGAGTATTCGCCGCGGATGACCCGATCTGGGATCACTGGTATCCACCGAATGATTATAACTGACGGTGCACGGTTTACACTCTCTCGGAGGGAGAGTTGAACAGAGAAGAACTTCAAACTCAAAAAGGAGGCGACGTATATGGAAACCCGGTGAGCATGCCGGACGGCACGGTGGTGAGCCTTTTTCCCGCCGATGGATTCGATTTTAATCCCGGAAAGGCCGGTCTCGCCAGCGCCGGACTAACTTAAATTTCCCCTCTCCCCTGGCGGGAGAGGGTGAGGGTGAGGGGGATATGCCGATCAAAATCGATATCAAAATTCTCAAAGACGAAATCCGACCCATGCTGGTCGAGTTGAAGCGCCGCATGGGCGATCTCTCGCCCTTAATGAAAAATGTGGGAGAAATGGCATTGACATCGATTCGCAAAAACTTCGAAGTCGGAGGCCGCCCCTCAAAGTGGCCTGGCCTTAAACTTTCCACGATCAAGCAGAGAACGGCGCAGGGCCATTGGCCAGGAAAGATCCTGATCCGTCACGGCGTGAGCGGGGGGCTTCTCGGATCGATAAGCTACAAGGCCTACGGAGATCGTGTCGTCCTCTCGGCCAACAAAGTTTATGCCGCCATCCATCATTTCGGCGGCCAGGCAGGCCGGGCCCGCAAAGTAACGATTCCGGCCCGTCCCTACATGCTCGTTCAACCCGAAGACTGGGCCGAGATCAAAAAGATGGCAGGGGAATATCTAAAACAGGGATAAAAAAAGACGCGGTGAAGAAAATAAGCGACATCGTCACACTCGAAAAATTGGCCGAAGAGATGGATGTGGGCGTTGAAACAATCCAGAAATGGCGAGAGATGGGGATGCCCACAATTAAAATCGACAAATTCATCAGGGCCTACCGGCCCGCCGTGGCCGAATGGCTGGTCAAGACAAGCGATAAATCGGCAGTCGATGATAGACAAACGTCTCTTTTTGGGAAAAATGGTCTCCGACCCGGAGCGGTCTCTGAGCTGGAGGGAGAGAATAAATGAAAAAACAAAGAGAAATTGATCCAGGCAAACCGCCCTTTCATGGGTGTCCAAGGTTTGAAAAATGCTCGGCGAACCGATGTCCCTTCGATCCCGATATCGAGGGGAAGAAGACGCTCCGTGGGGAAGAAAAATGTGGACTGGCCAAGTCCCGCAGGATGAGGCTGTGGGAAAACCTGCCTGAAGACCGGAAAACACTGCTCCCATACCAGGGGATGTTTAAG